ATGAGTACTGAGTTTACACACTTGGTGACATTAGATGGTAAAAGAACAGGACCTACAGGTAGTTTGTAATGGTAAAAGAGGAAATAACTAAAAGACACTACTTCTCTGAGGAAGAGATTAGGAAACTGCTTCAGTTGCCAGAAGGTTGTACAATAGAACGTATAGAACAAATTGATGATATTCAGATAAGAGAAGATTCTAGTCTAAAGGATTATAAAGCTATAATTACTACCATAGAGAATATTGACTTAGAAGAGTAAATCTAAATTTTAAATCTAGTGTCTTTTCCTTTCTCAGAGTCTACCAAGTCTATTAGCATCATTATACAACACCCTGCATGATATAGGTGTGATTGTCCTGTTTCTGGGTCATTGTCCTCCCCATCGTTCCATGCGTTGAGGTGACGCATCATTGCTGCGTATGGTCTGCTCCAATCTAGACCTTCTCCGTTCTTGTAATTGTAATCATTGTATTTCTTTGCCCCGAATGTGAATATCTTTGCTATGCCTTCCAATGCTTTTGGAGGTAATAGGTCCATGCGTGTTTTGTCTCTATCATTTTTTACTGCTTCTGCTTTCTGCATTCTTTTAATATTCTTTTGATGTATTTGTGCAATATCATCAGGGTGTCCAAGGTCAATTTCAAGGTCTATTAAATCAAAAGGTTCTTGTTCTATAGCATCTAATATTTCTTTATTCCAGAAATCTCGTTGTGTATCTTTAATTGGATTACCCATGTCTCTTAATCCACCATGATACTATTATATGTTTCGGGTCAATGTTAATCTTATATTTAAACCAAATCCAGTCAATAAAATACATTCTAAAAAGAGAAGTTACAAAGAAAGGTATGCTTCCTATAGCACCGATAATCCACCAAGGATATCCTTCCATCATATAGACTAGAGGAATAAAAATGAATATGTTAACTGTATATGCTATTGGTAGCCCGGCTAACGCACTAGATGTAGCTCTACTAAGTATGTTAGAACTAGAAATAGGATTATACTTCTTCTTCATCGGATATATCCGAGTCAGCTATTTATAAACCTATCGATACTTGGCGTGTTCTTTATTAAAATGATTTACGAATTTTGTAAGTGGTTCTAGTCTCGCCTTTGGTGCCATTCTAAGAAGTGTAGCAAATTCTATTGATGATTGATAACACTCATCACATCCTGAATAATCTTTATCAAAACCATGTGCTTCACCTACTACACAAGCATTACATCTACTAATGTCTAGTCTTTTTCCTTTTACTAGGAAGCACACCCTGTCCGATTTGGAAAGCTGAGCCAAAACCGAGGTCCATAGCGGAGCCACTTGAGACAGTAGAAAACGCACTTGTGTCGAGTGTGTTTGTCGCATTTCCTGCGGCTGTAAAGTTTGTCCAGAGTGGGAAGTCTGTGGTTGTTCCAACTGTGAGTGACCCTGCATCTGTTCCTGCACTTGCACCTGTAAAGGTTTGTGTACCATATGTAGAACATTCATCCTGTACTATAAAAGGATAGCCGGGACTTTTGCTTTTAGTATTTAAATACCCTGAGTTTTTCTCTGATTGTTTTACCTTCTTTGAGCAACCTATACAGTACTTACCAGCTACTAATTCAGCTTCTTTGCATAGTTTGCACTTATAAAATTCTAATTCCGTTAATGACATTTACTGATAATACTTCCCCGAAGGCTTTTTGTTGCTCCATATCTCCCCCAATGCTTATTCCCCAGAATAAACCTGCGAAGAATGCTACAGCGAATATTAGTATCATTACCATAAATCCATTTGATACATCCTTAGATTTCACTTTATCGTCTTCATCCCATCTACGCATATTATTTCCCACTTCCTTCAAACGATGAAGCCATCTTCTTTGTCATCTCGTCTGCCAAATCTATTGTATCTAGTATCATGTTTCTAATCTGGTCTTTCTTTTTTTCTGGCACCCAGTCTTGGTCCAATAACAATAGAATATCACTAATACTTACACTACCTGTCATTTTAAAATCACCATTAATATCAATGCTATCCACAAACCAAGATTGGCTCCCCAAACAAAGCTTGACGGATGAATATCTATACTTATCAATTTCCTTCTCCTACCATATCAAATTTTCCTTTCTTTTCTAATTTTTGTCTAGCGTCATCTCTTAAACCTGATTCCTCTGGTGTTTTAGTTGCAAGTGGCTTCGTAATCTCATAAGGTGGTAGGTTTGCTTCTTTGATATCACCGTCTTTGGTTACTTCTATTTCTCCTTCTATCAGTTATTGTTTCTGTTGACTTCTCCCCTCGTTCGATATGTTCCTGTATTACGTTTTGTTTAGCACGTTTAATTACATTCAAGTCTACTGCTTCAGGCTCTAATATTACAATTTGATATACTCTTTTTGGTACCTTGTTCCCCTCTATAACCTTAGTCTCATTATATGACTGTACATATTCACTATACTTGGCTAAATCTCCTAACATCCTCTTATAACCATCAGAATTGTATTTTGCTATATCCATTTTTTTATTCGGTATATCCACGATGCTTAAATAATAGGTACTATATATAAACGTTGTTGAAAACTATAGACAAAATCTCAGAAGTCAAGAAAAAGTACAAAAAGGTCATATTGAAGGCAGATGGTACTTTTGTCGAATTAGAAGAAGAAGACTGCGAAAATTGTTAAATAAGTTATTTAAATAACAGTTATTTAATTAATTAACTATTTATTACTTGCTTACTTACTTATACTACTATACTATACTATTACTATATATACTACATACATACATACATACATATGGGATTAGCTGAAATTAAGGCAGGATTGATTAAAAAGGGATACTCTATCGAGTCACTAAAGGATAAGACAGAACCCAAAGCTAAGAAAGAATCTAAAAAGGCACCTAAAAAGGAAAACGAGCCAGAAGTAGAATTAAAGGAACATCAATGCAATGAATGTGGGGAGACCCCGGAAGATTGTAAATGTGACAACTGTGACTGTGACAAGTAGATTTATATTACGCCTAAATTATACTAATTTGTGAATCATGACGCTGCTTATAAGCTATGGGATATAGAAATCAGAATACGTGAAATCCAACACGAATTAGACCATTTACATAATGAGAAAGCTATTCTAATGGGAGAAAAACATTCAAGCACTGTTGAATTTACCTGTACCTAATCAAAGCAAAACACGACAACAATCCTTATAACAAACAGTGTATTTTAACTTACTATGGGCGTAGGCAAAACCTTCACCAATATATGGAAGAACCTAAGTAATCTTAACAAAGAGTTCACTGAGACCACATCTAGACCAGCTATAATGCAGCCGTACATGGCTACAGACACTGGAGCCAAGTTACCAATTTTTCCATTCCCTTTAATCATGATTTACGAGCTGTCAGACAACGTTGACGCTCTTAGGATTCCAATAGAGACTTTAAACCGAGAAATTTTTAAAAATGGCTTTGAAGTTGTTGAAAAGTTCCTTTACAAGTGTGAGAACTGTGGAAAGGAGTTTGAGAACAAACCAGTAGCTGGAGAGTCAGATACTGATGCTCCGGGAGAAAATAACAAGCCACAACCAGAACCAGCCAAAACACCTCTAGAACCAGACTCTAAAGTCACAAAACAAGGCATGTTAACTCCTGACAAAAGAAAAAAACAAGAGAACGTTGAATGTGACTCATGTGGTAACAAGGACCTAATACGACCAGAACCAACTCATCGTAAGGTATTAGAGAGACTTTACAAGGAAGACGTTAATAATAACTCTCAGACTATTAAACAAGTCATGAGACAGATTGAACGTGACTTAGAGGTTGCAGATAATGCTTACCTTCTATTACTTAAGAACTATTGGATAGACCCAGTTAAAAGGGAGATAGTGCCTGAAAAGACTGAAATTAAAGAGATTCTTAGAATTGACCCTCCTCAAGTTGCTATGATTGCAGACTCTGATGGTAGAGTTGGTTACGATGACAAAAGGATACCTGTGTATGTTTGCCCTAAGTTCGAACATAGAGACAAGAGACTTACGAAAGACAGATGCCCTCGGTGTGGTACTAAAGCACTTAAGGCTATAATTGAAGTTAGTTCAGTTTACTCTATTGGCATACCCCAGCCCAAGAGAGTCATCTATGGTGAGGGAGAAATCATCTGGAAAGCTGGTAAATACAAACCCGGTTTAATCTATGGCTTTAGCCCTATATACGCAATATGGTCCAAGGTCATGGCACTTTCACACATGGATGAATACATACGAAAGTACTTTGACAAAATGAGACCTCCAAGA